TACTTCAAGGCGTTCAAGGAAGAGGGGCCGGTCCCCAACCTGAACTTGAAGCCATCTGAACGGAAGTGTGGCGGGCGGGCCAAGCGCGCCTGGGGCGGCAAGACCAACTACCCGGTGGGGCACCCGCAGAACAAGGAAACCCCGGAAACGAAATCGCTGGACCCGGATACCATCCCGGAATCGACCCGGAAAAAGCTCATGGGCCGCAAGGATGGTGGGCGCACAGGCAAGAAGTTCGGCGGTGACGCCAGTGAGGTCCTGAAAGCCGTCCCGCTGGGCATCGGCATGGCGAAGAAACTGTTCGGCTCCGAAAAGAACACGGGCGGGGCGGTCGCGGGCCCCAACGGGAACGCTGGTACGGATAGCGGAGAGGGGCGCTTGAATCAGGCGAAACATTATGCCCGCAAGCGTTAGCAGGTTACCCGCGAAGCCCCGTTCATTACCGAACGGGGCTTTCCAGTCCGTAGTTACGGACATCATGTCCATCGAAGGTCTGGAAGTTGAGCACTTCGCCATTGTTGTGTGGTACAAAGGTGGCGCAGTACTGAAATACATACCCGCCGAAGCGCTGGCTCGTCTTGGGCAGTGCATTGCGGATGAGAAGCAGGGGGGAGAGTATGGAGACGGAGCCTGATGCCCCGCAGGTAGGGGATCGTGTGTTTCTGGACGACATATGCGTTCAAGGGACTATCATCGAAATCACGGAATGGGGCGACGAACAGGCCGCCATAATTGAATTCGACGAGCCTTACGGCGATGTCACCCACGCAACTTTTCTCTTGAGCGACTTCTTTGAAGCCGAGGGGGAGAGTTTGCATTGAGCTATCAAAGTGAATTCCTTCGACGGTTGTTCGAGATTATCGAAAATCGTCTTGAAGAGCTGAGCAACGGCGTTATGTCTGGTGCGCCCGAGGATTACGCGAAATACAAGTACCTCTGCGGGCAAATTACTGCGTTGAAACACGTCGGTGTGTGGGCGCAGCAGGTTGTAGACGAACTTAACGGAGAATAACATGGTCGCGCTGACTATGCTGCACGAAGTAGACCCCAGGGAAGAGGCTTTGGCGAAGATCGGAGACCTTGGTAATGTGGACGTGTTCCACAACCAGGTCCTTGTCGTCACCTATGTGCGCCCGGAAAAGACCCGTAGCGGGATCATCCTTTCGGATACCACCCGCAAGGAAGACGAATACCAAGGGAAGGTCGGTCTTGTCGTCAAGAAAGGCCCCATGGCGTTCGTGGATGACGACCGAGTTCAGTTCCACGGCCAGAATGTGTCCGTCGGGGACTGGATCACGTATCGGTTTTCTGACGGTTTCCCGCTGGAAATCAATGGGGTGCATTGCCGCCTGCTGGAAGATTCTCACGTCCGCCTGCGGATCACTTCGCCGGACATAATCCGATGAAGCAAGCGGCCCTCCAATTGGAGAACATCCTGTCTTTGGCTTACGAGCAGAGGGCTTTGGGTCGGGGGAGCCCGGAAGTCAACCTAAGCCTTTTCTCGAAAGCCTGCGGGTTGGACCCTGAATTTCTCCCGCTAGCGGAGAAGACTGTTCAGGAGTATGGGCGCGCGTATGAACGCTGTATCGTCACAAGGTTTCGGAAAGAATTCCTTGAGAAGGCGATAAAGGCCGTAAAGGAGACCAAGTGTGACTGACGAAGATATTGACGACATCGAGATTGTTGACGACGAGCCCGAAGCCTCAGAGCCGGTAGAGAAGACGGCGAAGCCGGAAAAAGCGTCCGACGATCCGCTTATCTCGGAAGATGCGCTCGAGGGCGCAGATAATCTGAAACGGCAGGTCGAGGAACTGCGGAAGCAGCGGGCGGCGGAAGAGGCCGCGCGGAAAGCTGCGGAAGCCAGAGCCTTGGCACGGGAGCAGGAGGCGCAGGGGTACAAGACCCAGGCCGATTCCGCGCAGACCCTTGCCGTGGAGCAGGCAATCAGCGGGGCCAAGGCGGAAGTGGCGCGGCTCAAGGAACAAGCCCGCATCGCTTTTGAAGAGGGCGATTACCGCAAGGGGCTGGACCTCCAGGAGAAAATGGCGGAAGGGGTCGCCCTCATTTCGCGGATTCAGGAGCACAAAGCCCAACTTTCCCAGCGTCCGGTGGCTCCACAGCAGATCCCCCCGCAGGGGCTGACCCCCCGCCAGCGCAACTGGATCGAGGCCCACCCCGAGGTCCTGTCGAACCAGGCATTGGCGAAAAAGGTTGAGGCATCCCATTTTGCCGCGATCAGTAACGGGCTTGAACAGGATTCGGACGCCTATTTCGAGTTTATCGAACAGCAGACAGGGTATCGGACTGCGGCAGAACCCGTGAAAAAGACCACAACGCCAAGCGCGCCCGTTCCGAGCGCGCCCCCGTCGCGCGGCGCAACCCTGCCGAAACGGACAGGGGACGCCAAGCGGACGATCCCCGCCCGCTACGCGCAAGCGGCACGGGACATGGGAATCCCCCTGAAAGACTATATCAAGGCCCATGACGAAGCCGTTCGTCGTGGCGACATGGAAACCTTGTTCTAAGGAGCATACGAATGGCACGCACACCGGTTCATGAAGTCCGCGTCGGCCCCCGAGACGGCGAAGAGCGTTTGCAGCGTAAACGGAAGTCCTTTGTCGATGCGTACCACATCGACCCGGCTTTGATCCCGCCGGGCACGTCCTACGAGTGGAAACGTGAGAACGTTTACGGTCAGGAGAACCCCGCATACATGATGGGCCTCCAAGAGAACCATTGGAAACCCGTGGACGCCTCCCGCCTCCCGCACATGATGCCCGAGGGGTACAAGGGGGCGATCCGTCGCGACGGTTTGATCCTTATGGAGCGGCCATCGTATCTGACCGAAGAGGCGGAACAGGAGAACATCGAAGCCGCTCGGGCGCCGGTCCTGGCGCAGAAGGCCCGGATGGGCCAGACCCCGGAAGGCACTGCCCCGCGTGTCGGGGCGAGAGTTGCCGTGACGTACGATGAAATCCCCGAGTAAAGGGTCTCAGAGAAGCGAAAAGCCGGGGTAATACCCGGCTTTTTTATTTGACATAGGCCCACACCCGTGATCTTAATACCGTAACGAGTTATCACGCGCTTAACTCGGCCTCATAGATCAAGCAGCGCTTGCAAGATCGTCCTACCGACAGGAACCGACCATGGCGAATACCAACGCGCCTTTCGGGTTCACTCCGGTGCGGCGTGTCGATGGCGCCGCTTGGAATGACCAGCTTTCGACTTCCCTTGTGGCGTCCAATTACTCGACGGCTATTTTCAAGGGCGATGTCGTCAACCAACTCAATACCGGGTATATCGCCAAGACCACCCCTGGCACCGGGGTTGTTTTCGGCATTTTCTGGGGTTGCGTGTACCAGAGCGCCGTCACCGGCTACCCGCAGTATAGCCCGTACTGGCCCGGTTCGGGCGCCACTTCGGATGTGACCGCGTTCCTGATCACTGATCCGAACGTTGTGTTCCAGGTCCAGGCGACTCTCGGCCCGCTTACGCTGGCGGATATTGGCGCGAACTTGCAGTTCACTGCTGGCACGGGTAACACGGCCACTGGTCTGTCCACCGCGTCGATCAACGATGTCGGTACGCCGACCACGGCCACGCTTCCCTTCCGCATGGTCGGTGTCAAGGCTGGTGTGGGCCCGGGTACGGATACTACTTCGGCGTATAACATCGTCGAAGTCGTGTTCAACAACCAGTCCTACAAGCAGCTTGCTGGCCTGTAACGGAGGGAGATGACAAATGGCTGTTAATCTTAGTGCCATCAAAAACGAACTCCTTCCGGGTCTGTTTGCCGTCACCGGTAAGTACGACATGCTGCCGAAGGAATGGGACAAGATCTTCGACACTTATCAGTCGAAGATGGCTTTCGAGCGCACGACCTCGATGCGCTTCCTTGGCCTCCCGCAGCTTAAGGCAGAAGGCGCGGCTGCGTCTTTCGACAACAACGCCGGTGAACGGTTCCTCTACACTGCGGAGCACATCGAAATCGCCCTTGGTTTCGCTGTGACCCGTCGGGCGATTGAGGACAACCTGTACAAGTCGCAGTTCAACCCGTCGGTCCTGAACCTGAACGAATCCTTCGCGCAGGCCAAGGAGATTTACGCGGCAAACGTCCTCAACAGCGGTTGGGTCTACGACCCGCGCGTTGGTGGCGACGGGGTGGCCTTGTTCAGCACCGCGCACCCCATCGACGGTCAGACCATTGCCAATACGCCGACGGTGCAGGTTGACCTGAACGAATCGTCCCTGATCAATGCTCAGGTGGTCATCGGTTCGACCTTCCGCGACAACGCCGGTCTGCTTATCTCGGCCAAGCCGCGCAAGCTGATCGTTCCCCCGGCGCTTGAACCGGTCGCGGTTCGCCTGACCAAGACCGAGCTTCGCCCGGGTACTGGGGACAACGACGTTAATGCCATCCACTCGGTCGCTGGCGGCCTCCCGGACGGTTACATCGTCAACCACTTCCTGACCAATGGCGCTGCTTGGTTCGTCAAGACGGACAAGAAGGGCCTTATCCACTACGAGCGTCGGAAGTACGAAAGTTCCATGGACGTGGACTTCACGACCCAGAACTTGCTGTGCCTTGCTACCGAACGTTACTCCTTCTCGTACAACGATTGGCGACCGATTTACGGTTCGGCCCCGACCAACTAATCGGATGCCAAACTCTCCCAGAGAAAAGGGCGCCTTCGGGCGCCCTTTTTTGTTACAGGCTCGCCGGTGGCGACTTGTCAAGATTTTCTGGTCAAACATGAGCAGCGCAGTTAATATAGGCGAACTGCTCAACCTCCGCCTGATTGGAGACGACAATGGCGATTTCTGCTTGGACCGGCCCGCTGGCCATTTTCGGTCAAGCGACCTACGGTGACACGAACCCCCAGCGCGGTTCGTCCCTGTTTGACCAGGGCATCGGTCTGATGGACCCCCGCCGCCCGTACTATCCGGGCTCCGCCGCCGCAAGCAAGGCTTACGGTTGGTATGGTGTGACCCAGATCCCCGTTATTGACGTTGTTCCTGTGGCGACCGGCGCCGCCGTGATCGCCGCCGCAGCAGTTCAGACTGCGGGCACGCCGATGACCCTCGTTTCCTCTTCGGGGTCCGGCATCACCGTCAATCAGTCGGTGCGCAATCTTAACACCGGCGCGACGGTCACGGGCCTTCTCGCTATCGACGGCGCGGCTACCCCGCTGTCCATGGGCCAGGATGGTACGATCAACCTGTATAACCCGGCCAATATGATCGCCCGGAACGTGACGCTGACTTCCAGTGGGGACGACTCTGGCGCCACGTTTACCGTTGCCGGGTTCGACGTGTACGGCGCCCCGATGGTCGAGACGATCACCGGCGCGAATGCGGGCACGGCAGTCGGCAAGAAAGCCTTCAAGTACATCCAGTCTATCACCCCTGCTGGGACGCTTGCCGCCGGTCCGGCAACTGTTTCCGCTGGCATCGGTTCCGTGTTCGGGTTCCCGTTGTTCGTCGGAAACATCGGTGACGCCCTTATTGTCTGGAACAATGCCATCCAGACGAACGGGACCTTTGTTGCGGGCGATACTACGACTGCAACGGCCACCACGGGCGACGTTCGCGGGACTTACGTGTTCAGCGGTGGCACTCTCGGCACGTCCCGCGCTCAGATTTATGTCACGCCAAAACCCGCGAATGTGGCGCTTGGCGCGGAGGGCCTGTTCGGTGTTCCTCAGTTCGGCGGGTAACGACGGTGCCCCAAGATGTTGCCAATTACATCTGGAATAGCCTGATTACCCTGTTCCTTGGCATCGCGGGTTGGTTTATCCGCGATGTCATGGTCCAGTCCCGGAAGATCCGGGAGGATCACGAGGCGCACAGGCTGGAAGTGGCGAGGTTCTACGCCACGAAGAACGATCTGATTCGCGTCGAGGACGGGTTGAAGTCCACGTTGGACCGTCTGGAAGGCAAAGTGGACAAGCTACTGGAAGGAAGCCGTCATGGTTGAGTTCTCCAAACAGGTTAACCCGGATGGTGGCCCCCGCAAACGGGGCAACACTTCAGTCTTGGCCGAAGCTGCTTCTGGGGATACGACTTTCGCCCCCGCCCGTGAACAGCGGGCTCGTGGTGGCAGGCTCGACAAATCCCCGAAGTTTGTGACCACGGAGCGAGTTCCGGGGGATTCGCCTCGTGTCCGGCTGGATCGTAAACGCCGCAAGGACGGCGGGTGGATCGACGACGCGACAAAGAATAAGGGCGGTCTCCACCGGTCCCTTGGTATTCCGGAAGGGGAGAAAATCCCCGAGAAGAAGATCAAGAAGGCCGAAAAGTCGGACAACCCGAAGGTGGCCAAGCAGGCACGTCTGGCCGAAACCCTGAAAGGGCTCCGGAAATGAATTGGGTCCGCCAAACGATCTCCACGACAGGGGCGCAGAACCCGATCTCGATGGATTGGCGCATCGCGCCATTCATCGCCAATACGGCCCTGATCGTGCCGGCTGGCGTTACCGTGAGTGCAACGGTCGAGTATACGTTCGACAACGTGAACGACCCCAGCGTTGTGCCGGTGTGGATTGCGGACGCGACCTATGGGACGGTAACCGCCACCAAGGAACGTGTGTACACGGCCCCGTACCAGTTCGTCCGAGTCAACGTGTCCTCTATCTCTGGGGGCGCTGTGTACTTCGAGTACCTGCAAGGGACGAACATCAACTGATGGCTACCTCCGGGACGTATGACTTCAACCCATCCATCGGCGAGCTTGTGCTCACCGCGTATGGGCGGCTTGGCGTTCGGCGCACGGCGATTACGCAAGAGCATATGGAAGACGCCAAGATGGCGGTCAACCTGCTGCTTTCGCGGTGGACGACGCAGAACGGCCCGAACCTGTGGAAAGTTGAACTGGCACCCATCGTACTAGTCCCGGGGATCGCCACATACGACCTGCCAAAGAATGTGTCGAATATCCTTGATGCCTATATCCGTACCGGGGATAACCCTCCCCAGGACAGGATAATCACCAGTATCTCGCGTTCGCAGTACGCCGGGTTCCCGAACAAGGTAACCCCCGGGCTACCAACGGTGTATTGGTTCGACCGGCAAATTTCGCCTCGGATTACGCTCTGGCAACCACCGAACGCCCAGCAGGTCTATACGCTCCGTCTCTATGTCGAGTTGCAGATTCAGGACGGCGGGTTTGCAGAGGGTCAGCAGCCAGATATCCCATATCGGTTCTTGTCCGCGTTTGTGAGCGGTCTGGCGGCAGAATTGGCGCGGTCCTACCGCCCGGAAATCGTCCCCGCGCTGGAAGCTATCGCGCAGAAAGACTGGACGGATGCCGCGCAGGAGGACGTTGAAAACGCACCGCTCGGGATCGGAATCCAAGTGCAAGGGTATTACCGCTGATGGCGTGGAACTACCGAGCCCATGTTCGCGTAGACGCGAACCACCCCGACGCGGCAGGCATATGCGACCGCTGTGGTGTTCGGTATAATCTGGCGGATCTGCGCTGGCAGTACCAATATCGGGGCCTCCGGCTGTCGAATACCCGGTTTCGCGTTTGTCGTGGGTGTATGGACGTGCCTGACGAGCATCTGCGCCCGATCATCACGCCCCCAGATCCAGTGCCGGTATCGGACCCACGCCCCCGCTATCCGAACCCGCAAGTCCCTCCGTATTGGGATCAGCCGAATCTTTACTGGGATGGCGGGTATGGCGCGGCGCCATATCGTTGGGACCAGACCAAGGAGGCCCCAACCATGTGGGATAGCCCATACCCGGTCCCACAGGTTCTCGGGCACGCACCTAGTGATTCTTGGGACGGCATGACCATCCCCGAGGACGTTTGGGAGGAATGGCGATGACTAGCACGATTAACCCGCTTGTTCCGGCGAGCGGCGCGGCGCTGGATTCCGCTCCGGTACGCGCGAATTTCCTGGCAGCGTATAACGATATCAATGCCCTCGATGTCCGTGTGCTGGCGGCGGAGGGGACTCTTTCGCCCCTTCCTGGCGATGTTTCGACCTTGCAGGGGGATGTGCAGGCGTTGGAAGCTGCTTCGAGTGGCATACCCCCGCGCGCAGCCATCGGCAAGCTGATCGGCGCCAACATGGCCTTGACCTCTGATCAGGCTATCCCGATCAACCGGCTGACGTACTCCTATGACGTGGTTCGGATCATTGCCACAAATGTCGTCGGGACCCCGGTTGCCGCCCAAGGGGGCATCTATACGGCCCCGTCGAAGGGCGGGACGGCCATCGTAGCTGCGTCCCAGAGCTATACGGGCCTCACCACGGGCACGGTTATCCTGGACCTGACTCTGGCCGTCACGCATCAGATGCGTACAGAGGGCACGCTCTACCTATCCCTCACGACGCCGAACAGCACGGCTTGCACGGCGGATTTCTATGTTTACGCGGATGTGCTAGGAGCGCTGTGATGGCGCTCGCTTATCCGTGGAAACTGATTCAGCGATACCGGGCCCCAGCCTTCACAGGGCCCGATGAACCTGTCGCGCTGGCCACTTGGTGGGAACAGGACACGGATGTGCTGGCGACGCTGGATTCAATCTTTGGGTTGGACGCGGCGCATCAAAGGTGGACATATCACACCGTGGCCTATGATTCCGGCCTTGCTGCGGGGGGCGGCGCACTTCCGAACCCCCAAGCCACCTGGGGGGCGATCCCGCTCCTTTATCCAGCGGTGGTCAAGGACGGGGCCCCGGATACCTGTATCAACTGGAACCTTACCACAAGGGTGTATACTCTTTCCGTGACCACAAAGGTGAATTCGTACCCGGTTACGTACCCTATCGAGTATCGCAACAGGGACTTGCAGAAAGCAGCAGCTAACGCGGTTTCCCTTTACGATGTTCCAGCGATCCCATACATTGCCATGGCGCTTCTCGTGCAAAGGCTACAGTTCGCATGAGCATGGATTACCAGGATTACGTTAACACGGTCGCCAATATCGCTTTGGTGAATCCTATCGACGCGGCCTTTCAGGCGGTCATTCCGACCATGATCAATTACGCGGAGATGCGCATCTACCGCGAACTCAACCTGCTGGAAACAGTCACCCGGAACGACAGTAACACCCTGACCTCGAATAGCCGGACATTCACTGTCCCCTCGGAGTTCGTGGTGGTCGAGGGCATGAACGTCATTACGCCAGCAGGCGCGTCGAGCGCGGATGCCGGGGTCCGAAACCCCCTTACGCTCGTGACAAGGGAATATCTGGATAACATCTGGCCTTCTTCGGCGGGTGTCGCGGTGCCTCGTGTCGTGGCGCAGATCAATCAATCTACCTATGTGGTAGGGCCCCCACCCGACGCGGATTACCGGGTAGAGGTTATTGGCACTATGCGCCCGGCCCCGCTGTCCCCGACGAACACGGAAACCTTCCTCACGCGACACCTGAAAGACCTGCTGATCGCAGCTTCGATGGTCTGGGTTACTGGTTACCAGCGCAATTTCGGCGCGCAGGGCAATGACCCGCAATATGCGGCCTCTTGGGAGGGGCAATACCAGATCGCGTTCAAGTCGGCCAATGTTGAGGAATTGCGGAAGAAGTGGTCCGCTGATGCATGGACACCGAAGCAACCGAACCCGATTGCCGAGCCGAAAAGGGGGTAATACATGCCCTTGACTGATTTCGTCCTCCGTGCAGGGGTTGACACCCAAAAAACGCAAACGCTGAATGAAGGCGGGTGGTCCGTTTCGCAGTTCATCCGTTTCAAGGACGGGATGGTCCAGAAAATCGGTGGCTGGCGGTCCATGGATGTGGGACCGTTGTACGGGTCAACGCGAGAGCTTCACGCTTTCTCGGATCTCGACGGTAACACTTACCTGGCTGGGGGTTCCGAGCAAGAGCTTTGGCTGGAATCTGCCTATGGGTCCCAGAACATCACCCCATTCCGGGCCGTGACAAACGACCCCCCGCAATTTTATACCTCTGCGGGGTCAACAACGGTCGAAATCCAGGACCCCGCTGCCGCTGGTATCGGGTTGGCCAGCGGGGAATGGGTCAATATCGTTACCCCGGTATACGTGGGCGGCCTCACCATTCAAGGGCTGTACCCCGTAAGCAACGTGTCGTCCGGCGGTGCGGCGTGGCATATCGAGGTCGCATCCGCTGCAACATCCAATGTGTTTGGGGGTGGCACCGTTGCCGAATTCTCCACTACTGCGGGGAGTGCGTCCGTTCTGGTGACCGCCCCGGCCCATGGGTTGTGGACAGGGGATAACTATTCCCCGGCCCTTCCGGTTACGGTCGGTGGTATCACCATATCCGGTACGTACATAATCACCTATGTCAGCCTCGATGCGTTCACGATTGAGGCGGACCCCGCAGTCTCGACAGCCAGCGCCTTCATGAACGGGGGCGACGTTCGACTCGGGTACTTGCTCGGGAACGGCCTGAATAGCGCTCTGGAAAACGGGTCTTACGGCGCCGGGCCTTACGGGTATGGGCCTTACGGGATCGGCGCCAACATGTTCTACCGACAGAGCGTGTCGCTCTGGGCCCTCGATAACTGGGGGGAGCAACTGATCGCGAACCGATGGGGCGGCGGGATATATGTATGGGTGCCGAAGCCGGCGGAAGGCAACATCGCGACGGTGATCAATAACGCTCCGACCACCGCGAACGGGATTTTCGTGTCCATGCCCGCGCGCATCCTGGTCGCCTTGGGCGCGGAAACTGCCGGTATCTACGATCCGTTGCTGATCCGGTGGTCCGATGTCGAGGATTACAATACCTGGACTGCTACGCCGACTAACCAGGCCGGCTCGTTCCGTTTGGCCACGGGCAACTATATTGTGGCTGGGGTTCAGGGCTCCACGAACGCTTACATCTGGACAGATCTGGGCTTGTGGGAGATGAAATACATCTCCACGCCGTTTATCTATGGGTTCAATCAGATCGCGGCAAACTGCGGTCTGGCGGGGCCACACGCCTTCGCGCAGGTGAGCGACGATCTGTTCTGGATGTCGCAGAAGCAGTTTTTCGCGTTCAATGGCGCCACGGTGTCCGAACTGACGTGCACGGTGTGGGACGAAGTGTTCCAGAACCTGAACGAAGTGCAGTTGTCGAAGGTGACAGCGGGGTCCAACAGCTATTTTGGGGAGGTGTGGTGGTTCTATCCTTCCAAGAATAGCGACGAATGTGATTCCTATGTGAAGTACAATATCACGCTGAATACCTGGGATTACGGCAAGATCGACCGAACGGCATGGATCGATCAGTCTGTTCTAGGGGCACCTATTGCGGCTTCTTCGGTGTCTGACATCTATCAGCACGAGGTTGGCGAGGACGACAGCGGGCTCCCGATCAACGCCTTTGTCGAAAGCGGGTACCTTGATATCGCTTCCGGTGATCAATTTACGTATGTGGACCAGATCATCCCGGACATCAAGTTCGGCATCCCCACATCCCCGAGGAACGGCACTGTATACGTCACGGTCAAGATGATTGACTTTCCTTCGGACGAACCGCGCCTGTACGGGCCGTTCCCTATGAACAAGTTGACGCCGTTCGTTACTCTCCGGGCACGGGGGCGGCAAATGGCCCTGCGGTTCGAGAGTGACGACCTGGGCAGCTTCTGGCGGTTGGGCCGCATCCGCTATAATGGCGTGGCGGACGGGAGGCGGTGATGTCGGCAGGGTTCGTGTCTGGGGACCGTAATATATCCAACGAGTCTTCCGTTCGGGAAGTCATCGTTGCGCTTTACCGAATTGCGGATTCCATGTCCGGGGGGTCGGTCACCTCCGTTGGTGTGGCGAGCCCTTCGGGGGCGCTCACCGTAAGCGGGTCCCCCGTAACCAGTTCAGGGACCATAGACTTGGGGATCGCCCCTAGCGGGGTGAGCGCGGGGACTTACGGGGATGCCACCACAGTGGCCCAGGTCACCGTCGGGGTTGATGGCCGCGTGACATCCGTCACCAACGTACCTATCGCGTCTGGCGGCGTCGGGACCGTCACATCCGTAGGAATATCGTCCACGGACTTGAGCGTTAGCGGCTCTCCGATTGTAAGCGCCGGGTCGATAACCCTTGATCTTAACACAACGGCGGTTTCCGCTGGGTCTTACGGCGCATCGAACGCCATCCCCACATTTACCGTGGATACCAAAGGCCGGCTGACTGCGGCGGGTAACGTGGTACCGGTGCAACCGCTTGTCGGAACCGTGGCTGTGGTAACAAGCGGGCCGTACACGGTTGGCTCGACCGTCTATGCCGCCATCATCAATCAGACCGTCAGCGGGGCCATTACAGTGACGCTACCCGCGACCCCTTCCACCGGCAGGATGGTTGTGGTCAAGGATGGAAAGGGCGATGCGGGGACGTATGCTATCACAGTCAGCCCTTCCACCGGGACCGTAGACGGTGCCGGCAGTTATAGTATCGCGGTGAACTACGGATCGGCGCAGTTCATCTACAACGGAACGGAATGGAGTGTGTACTGATGGCATATCAAGGGAAGCCGACAGGGGTCGCAGGGACTTTTGGTAATGGTACCAACGTCGCCAAGATCACCACGAACGCCAACGGGCAGGTAATCGCGGTGGAGAATGTAGTGATTACGGCTGGGGGTAGCGGGACGGTAACTTCCGTTGGGGTGAACAGCCCCGGCGGGTCTATTTCGGTCAGCGGGAGCCCGGTAACCGGTTCTGGGACCATTTCTATCGGCGTTGCGAACAGCGGGGTTAGCGCCGGGACTTATGGCGACAGCACGCACGTTGCGCAGATCACCGTTGGGTCAGACGGTCGCGTGACGGGAGCGAGTAGCGTTGCCATCTCGTCCGGGGGGTCTGGGACGGTTACCTCTGTGGGTGTTGGGAGCGTGGGCGGGTCCATTACGGTCAGCGGGAGCCCCATCACCACATCCGGGACTATCGACGTAAGTGTGGCCGCGAGTGGTGTTAGTGCCGGGACTTATGGCGACAGCACGCATGTCCCCCAGATCATCGTCGGTGCGGACGGTCGTGTGACGAGTGCCAGCAACGTCGCTATCTCTTCGGGCGGGACCGGGACAGTGACATCGGTTGGTGTATCCGGAACATCGCCCATTTCGGCTTCCGGCGGCCC